CCTTGCGAACAGACTCATAATCAATATCCGTTGCACCACAAAGGTCAAACATCTGATTAAAGAATGAAACTTTTAATGCAAGGAAACTATTTCTAAAATATTTTATAGCAATAGCTTCTTCTGGTGTAACAATGTTTATATCTACATAAGGCCAATTTATACTGTATTGATCTCGCCAGTAATCAGTGTCTCCGCTTAGGATTACTGTATCTAAATTTTTAATATCATTCATAAAGTTTGCAGCTCGTAAAAATTCAGGTGAAAAGCAAATTTTATGATTAGGAAATCTTTTTTTGATTTCTTGCCAGCCTTGTAAACTAATTGTACTTTTTAGAAGTATAGGAGTGTCTTTTTTACAAAGATCGAGTGTTTCATATACTGCACTCATATCACAACTGCCATCATCTGCTTCTGGAGTTGGTACACATATGACAACTGCACTTGTGTTTTCAAAATCAGCAAACTTGCCTTGCGGAGGATCGTGTATAACTATTTCTCTGCGATGACTATCAAAAAGAAGTTCATATGCCTTGCCAACAAATCCGTATCCAGCTATAATCATCCTGCTAACTTTGCCTCTTGGAAATATTGTAATGTTTCAAATGTGTGTTTCCAATCACGAACTTGATATGTTTTTGATACAAGTTTTGCTAATGGTTCATCATTTCCACCTGGTAGTGTCTTATCACCAAAGAAATACAAATTATCATTACTATCAAAATCAGATAATATTTGTGATTTATCCCAACCTACAGGATATATATCTATGCCTGTATCGCCGCCTATTTTTGCCATTATTGTATCACCAAACATCATATTGAATTGTAAAGCAATGCTTTCACGTTCACGATTGTTTGTATCGTGTTCTACATACATTTTTCTTTCACCTATTGTTGCATTACGTCCTACAACACTAAAGTTTACAGCACCTGGACGTTCTTCAATATGATTACCTGTGCGTAAAGGAAAAGAACTTACCTCTAACCAACTTTGTAAAAGTTTCCTACATTCATCTGGTAACTTCCAATTTTTACTTCTTATATTTTTTCCATACGACCAAACATCATTACCTGAACAATTATATACTGCTTCTACTCTTTCAACAATATTTTCACCTAGTTGTTCAACTGTTTTACCATAATCGCTACCAGTGACTAGATAAACATCATTAGATTTTACAAAATCAAGAAAATAGTTTTCAAACACAGAATCTATTCTTGATCTACTAGGAGTAAGTGTTCCGTCTACATCAAATATAAACTTATTCACAAAAGTTTCTCCAAAATTTACAGTTTGCTAACTTAGCACCTTCTGTAGGAACAGTGCATACACGTTCGTGTTTTGCATTTTCCCAACAGTCGCCTGTAACGCCACGCATTTGTGCAAACTTTTCAAAGCCATTATCTATACTCAAGATAATAATACCTGGCAATACAAGTGTAAATAAAATAATATTTAAAAAAGCTACTCCGAAGCCTTCGTTGTTGTATGGTTCATTTGGATTACTCATTTATACATACCCTTCTTCTAAGATCACTAGTGCTAAATCTGTGATCACGTTTGTTAAAATATAAGTCTATTTCACGTTTGCGACAAATGTCTTTACCCGTAAAATCCTTGTCTCTGTACTCTTCTCCTAGTATTCTAACATTTATATCATACATTGTCAAGATATCTTCTAGGTCTTTTTCAGTTCCATATGGAATAATCTCATCCACATACTTTACACCTTTGAGTTGTGTGTAACGCTCTACAATGGTTTGTACAGGAGCATTTTTTTCTTCTCTGTCTACACTTGGATCCATTTGTAATGCACAAATCAAATAGTCACATTGTTCTTTTGCTTCACGTAACATTTGTACGTGTCCTGCGTGTAGTAAATCAAATGTTGAACAAGTAAATCCTACTTTCAAAAGTCTATCTCCCTGCCTTTGTTTTCCCAAGTTCCAAAACGTGTAGGCTCTGCACCTTTTGGTCCACCGTATTCTTTTTCTAAACGTGCAAATTTTGTATCACAATATCCACAAACTACATAATGACCGTCGTGTGGTATTCTCAAATATACTTTAGGATGATCGTTGTTTTCACCACTGCAACTTACACTATCACCGTCTACGTATACTATACGTTCTTGAAATCCATCAACTCTTTTCATATTAACTCCATTCAAATAATGTGTTAAATGTATTGTTTTGTTTTGTACTTTCTAAATCATAATTTAGCACACCGATTAAATTACCTAATTTGTTGTCGATAATTACTTCTTCCATTGCATCGCCATCAAAAGGAAGTTCTTTAAACCAATCTGGTAAACGCAATTGATCAGTTGGATATGCAACACTTGTATAACCTAGTGGATTTTGTTTAAGTTTACAAACAATTACTTTCATACCGTCAACAATTTCTTGCGAATATTTGTCACCATTCATACGTTTAAGTGTATTCCAATTTATACTTGCTCTAACGTGTCCAGGCATATTTGCTTTGCCTTGCTTTTCTTCTAGTCTTTGATAATGTCCAATTTTGTTTGCACGTTTTGGTGAACCTTTTTCAAAACCAGGACGTTCTTTAAATTCACGCCTAAATGTACTAATACTTTCTAATAGTTCTTGTTCTGGCTTTAGTTCTAATACCATATCAAGTAAAGTTTTCAAAAAGTCTTGCATGAATACAGGAGTATCAGAACGTTTCAAGTCCAAGCCCATTGCTTTTACTTTACCTAGTTTCCCATCAGTATCTGTTCTAAAGCCTTCCAAATCATATACACGAACTGCATAACGTTTTTTTGTAATGTATAAGCCTGTGTCTGCAACAACTTCTCTAGCCGCCGCAATAACATCACTACGTTGTTTTGGACAATGAAATGCACGTTGCATAAAATCAGGAAATGTTGTATTTGCTTGTTGGCATATTTGATCATAAAGTGTAATAACATTATCTTTACCCCAAGGCACAGCATTTTCGGCTATCTCTTTTTCTAGTATAGGATATGCACTAAAATAAACAGAGTCTGTATCACCATATATAATAGCTTTACCAACGTGATCATATTCGCCTGTAATAATTTTGTTAACTTCTGCACTCATATGTTTTGCAATTTGTCTGCCAGTAAGTGTTGTTGATTGACCAATACGTTTATCAAAAAATCTACAACCTGGATTTAGAATAGCACCATACAAACTGTTCAAGTTAATCTTTTTAACAAGTTGACGTTTATCCCAAAACGCTATTTCTGTTTCATTGCCTGCGTCAATTGCTTTACGCATTTTTGCTTGTAGTTCTTTACGTTCAGCATACCAACGTTTTAATAAACCAGGAACGACACCTTCTACTTCCCAAGTAAAAACAGTTCCGTTTGCACTTAGCATCCATGGTTGATTATTATCAAAAATAAGTTTGTATATTTCTGCACCACTTAATACATGACTAGTACCATCTTCTAAATCTAATGTTAAACTAACATCTTTACGTTGCTCCATTACTGCTTCATATTCTAAACTACCAAACTTACCTTCCCAAGCGGCCGCAAATGACTTCTTTTCTAATGTTGTAGCATTGTGCAACATTTCCTCTGTCATATCAGGACGTAGTTGACCAACGATTGTCTCTGGCGCCATATTCATAGCTCTAATAACACTTGGATACAGACTGTTTAAGTCCATTGAACCAATCCATTTGTGGACACCTTTTTTTGGATATGCAACATAAGCACCTGCCGCGGCTGTTTGACCTTCGTGTTCTTTTCTGTTTGGTGCTTGCATACCACGCCTGTGAGATTCGTTAATAATTGCTTGTTCAGTCACAGCAACCGCACCCATTGTAGTTTGTAGCAACACAGTATTGTCGTGTGCAATCTCATTTGCAAGATCAATAAAACGTAATTTCTTGTCTAGTTTGTCAAGCAATGCAACGTCTTGTCTGTTGTATTCAATAAACTTGCGGAAGTCATTGTTGTAAAGTTGATCCAATGTACCTTCATATACGGTCTTATTTTCACCAACTTCCATTTCACCAATAGCATCTAGCCTATATGTATGACGTTCTTCATATGTATACTTACGATACAGTTCAAGATAATCCATATGAACTCTACCAATAGTGTCAAATGTTTCGGCAGTTTTACCAAACTTCTCAAACTCACGCCTTTTTGGAAGTTGCTTCCACAAACAAAAGCGTCTTGTGTCATCTTTGCTTAAAACACGTGAAACACGATTTACAGTGTATGGAATATCATAACCTTCACTATTCCAACCTGATAAAATGTCAGCATCCTCAATTACATCAAGAAATGCTTGTAGCATATCTCCTTCGTCTTTGTACAAATATGTATTGTCAAATTCTGCAACTTCTGCTTGTGCTTCTTCAAATGTCAATGTCTTTGGTGGTATAGCAAATGTTATTAGTGCATCTAACCATTGTAAATGCACAGTGATAGCAGTAATAGGCATAAAAGGATCACTAGGATCAGCAAAGCCACGCTCTGGATCAAAGTCTGTCTCGATGTCAAAAAATGCAACATTTAGTTTTGGAGCATCTTGATTTAGATAATGTTCACTCAAGCATTGAAATATTGGATTTACATCGCTTTCAAACATTTTCTTGCCTTTGTTTATAGCAAGTTCTTTGCGAAAGTCTTTTGTGTTTTTGCATACAACTCGTGTTAACGGATCGCCATATATACTTTTGTACTTGCCACGTTGGTCTTCATAGTAAAATGTATATTTTGCTTGATATTCAGTAAAGTGCCTTTTACCATCGCGGCGTTCTACAGCACGGATAATATCAGCATCTCTGTCAAAAAATGCATCAACGTATGGCATTAAGCGTCCTTGTCATATCCTGTGGTAGCAACAAGTGTTTCTAAATCTTCAAACTCGTCTGCAACACGACTCCAGTCACGTTTCTGTGCAACTTTAATTGCTTTATTAATAAGACTTGGTTTTACACTTAATTCTTCTGCAACAGCTTTAATTGTTTCTTTTAATCCACCTTGCAAATCTTCAATTTCTTGTAATACAGTTACGCCTTCTTTTACCAGGCGTTCTAATTTTGCTTTTTCTTCAGCACCATAGACACGATCGCTCATACATCACTCCTTGATTGTTCTTTAGATTATATATTAGTTTTAATAAAAAGTCAAGGACTTTATGGCGAAGCATTAATCGCCACCTAATCTTTCATATATTTTTTTCAATCTTTCTGATGCTTCTTGCCAATTAGGTATATCTCGGTATTTCATACTAAAATTGCTCTGAACAAAATAAGGGGCAATTTCGTCTAGTAAATCCTTAAGCATATCCTGTTCACCATATCCGTCTTTACTTGAATTATCTTGTATTTCATCAACGTATTTTTCTATTCTTTCAATCACAGATAGAAAATCTATTTCTTCAAGTGCTTGCGTCCTATCCTCTGCTTTAGTTGGAAGTGCATTGAGTTGTCCTATAACTTCTTCAGTTTCAGATTTAAGTAATGTAAAGTTTTCCTCTGCTTTTAATTCTTTTGGATTTATACCAATTTTGTTAAGTAATTCTGTAGTTTCTGGATTTTCTCCCCACCAATCTTTGTCTTCTATTTCTTGCTGTAAATCACCATCATAATATTTGTCTACTAAATTAAAATCTTCTCGATTCATTACTGCTTTTACAAGGCGCTTCAAATGCTCCTCGTCAACATCATTAAATATTCCACCGAATCTTGGTCTATTCAATGCAAGTTTAAATTCATCTGCTACACCTTTAGGTGCAATAAATGCAATAACTTGTAGTGGTGCAGTGTTTTTGGAATTTGCCATTTCTGTTAGAAGTTTTTCCATATACTTGTTTGAACTTGTTTCCTCTTTTGAGAAAAATTTGTGTGTCCAAGCATCGTCACCTCTACCGCCTAGGTCAAATTCAATAAACTGTCCAGTCTCTTGTTTGTATCCTGGATATATTCTATCTATATATTGTTTTGCAGGATTATTCAATGCAAATAAACGATCTATCGCACCAAGAACAATATCTTCTTTACCACTAGCAAGGTCTCTAATAATATCTAATTCCTGGTCAGTTAAGTCAATTTTTTCTTCTTCTTCACCAATTTCAAAATCTCTTCCATTTAATCCTTCACTTGCATATTTAGAATCAAAATAAATGTTTGCATTACCAGGATCTGGCTCTCCGTCACCGTCATTATCACTGCCATCACCAACTAACCAAATTCTATCTTTTTCTATAGAATTAATAATAAACTGCGTAGGATCAGAACCAGCGGCAGTATACACTGTTACTTCTTCTATAATGCCTTTTAAACGTAACTTACCAAAAGGAGGATAGTCTGTGAATGGAGGAAGATGTGCATAAAATGCAGTCATTTCTGGATATGTTTCATTCATAACATTGATGAATGTATCTACAGCTTGTGTAGTTTCTGCTGCAGATGGTTGTCTATAAAGATCAGGAAGTTGGCCGCCTGTGTTGTTGATTGCTTCTTTAAGCAAAGCATCTTCTAAAATCACATCTTTGACTTCTGGTTCTATATTTGGTCTTCCATTGTTATCATTAAATGCCGCCAAAATTTTGAATTCTTGATCTGCATAATTTACTGTAACGCTATCTGCACCGCCAAATTGTATAGCGTTGTGATACAAACGTGGATTTATTCGCCTAATACGTACTAAATGCCCAACAAATATACTTTTGTATAAATCATCATCTAGTTCTGCTCGCATTTTGATAGATAAATCTTCGCCTGTAAGATCCTTGAATTCAACTGCAACAGCATCATAATCTTTTGCATTGTGTAGTTCGGTCATAGCCTCTTCAATGGACATTTCGTCACTCTCTACACGTTTAGAAGTAAATATTGCCCAGTAATTGTTTTCCATTGCATTATTGATTTGTTCTGCTAATTGTCTAGCAGTAAGCTGGTCTATATTTGCAACATCATTTTGCTTAGACTTTGCATTCTCTTCTTCTGTTTCTTTTGCTTGTTTGTTTAGTGCAACTTTGTTTGACTCTATGTAAAACTGTGCAATACTTGCATAATGTAAAAAAAGCAGTTTTGGCCTATCAAATAATTCTGTTTTTTCTAATCCTGGCCCAAGATATGTTTCTTTAATTTTTCTTAGTCTTTCAAAATCTGGTATTATGAATGTTTCACCACCAAAAAGATTACCTGCTTTTATTCTTCCATTATTTGATGGAAGCATAATAGCTCTCCAATTATCATTTAATAAGTCGTTGTTTCTTGAATTGTTTAATATTTTTGCTACACTATCATTTGCCCAGTTTACTAGTGTATCTCGAGGTATTTGACCATCACCAAATCTAACTCTAGCAATTGGTACTAATATAGCCATCCATCCGTCATAGCCTATGCTTTTAATCATATCTGAAAATGTGTTAATTTTATAGATATCAAAATTAGCAATTTGTTGACCGTTTCTAGGAGGAAATTTTTTAATAATATTTTTTAATTTTGAAATAGCACTTTCAAGTTCTCTATTTTTTAACCATCCTAAGTTATTCACAGGTGCTAATAAATATTTTGCATCTTGTTGACTTATCATACCGTTTGCATTTAACGGACGTTGGGAGCCTTTCATATCTGCAAGTTGTATATTGATACTACGTTCCCATTCAACAACTGCTTGAGTCATTCTATTATCCCAAACACCGTTAATAGGCCCTGTCCAACCTTTTGTATCGTTAGGCCACCATTGTCCTTCAGGTCTTTCTCCTTTGGCAATACTATGCTTAGATAGTTCTTTTTGGATTGCTTTTACTAAGTCTGTGTCATTTGTATCAGGGCCAACAAAAACATTTATATTTTTGTTAGTAGCGAATGCCTGCAAGGCATTTTCCTTGAGGACATCTAGTAATTTCATTAGACACCTAGTTCTTTAGTTATAGAATTATACAACGAGTCTTTAACACTGACTAGTTTTTTCTGAGGAACATTTCTAGGTCCTGCTCCTCTTCCACTTTTAATTAAATTTCCGTTCTTATCGTACAATTTATATCTTTTACCTTGTCCTGATCCAGTAACAATCTTGTATGATCTTTTGCTTAATGGTGCTACCACTGAAGGACGTACCATATTCTGCGGATCTTTTTTCATTCCTAATGCATCACCTTTTGGTCTATATTGTGGTAGAGCTTGATCTCCTCCTGGTCCACTAGGTAAATCTTTTCCTTTTAGTGGATCGCCTTTTGGTTCTGGTGTATCGCCCGGGCCTTTTTTAGGCACACTTTTTCCTTTTGGAGCATCCATATAACCTGATTGTGGTGGTGCATAATATCTTGGACTATCTGATCCTTTTGTGCTGTCTTTAGGATCTACTGGTTTATAAAATCTTGGACTATCTGATCCTTTTGGACTGTCTTTAGGACCAGCATTTTTTTGTTTGTCCATTTGTCTACGTCTAAGGTCACTGATTTTTGGCTTAATATCTTTCTTGGGTGAGCTTTTTGGAGTATCTGGATATGGTGCGTCAATATAAGCAGGACCTGGCTTGAGTACATTTATTTTTGTACCGGGCATTCTAGTTTTTAGAATTGCACTTTGAGTTTGTTGTCCAACCATTCCATCAACTTGTATACCCATATTTTTTTGAAAAGTTCTTACTGCTTTTTCTGTTTTTTTACCAAAAATCCCATCTTGTTCACGTTTTGGCATTCCAAGTTCTCTTTGAATACGTCTAACATCTGCGCCCTTCATTCCTCTTTTTAGAGTTCTTGCAATTGTTTCGTCTTCATTTATATCTATTTCTTGAAACTTCATTATACACCTAACTTTCTACTTAATGCATCATATAATTTACTTTTTATATCACTAGTATCAATACTTGCATTTGCCTTTGCATTTTTTGTTGCAGTTGCATACATTACTGCCTTTGCGTCTTTTCCATAACGCTTTTTAAAATCACTTGTGTTTTTCTTCATACCTTTTACTAAACGTTCTTTTTCTTTCTCTTCTGGTTTAGTAAGTTCACGTTCGCTTAACATTGCTTCTAATGCTTCAATTCTGCGTTCTAGTGCTGAAATACGATCTTCCTCGCCTTCGCCAACAAGTTTGCCTTTTAATGGATGAGGTTGTTCACCTGTTTTACTAGGTTTGCTTGTGCTAGGCATAGGATCTCGGCCTTTTGCCTGTCCTGCTGAACCTGTTTTATGCTTTTCAGTAACAACACCTGCAAGAGTAGCAAAATCATTTACACTTAGATTCTGATCCATTTGTAAAGAACCTTCTGGTACAACTGCACTTTCAGCAATATAATCAATAGCCGGAGCGGATACTGGAGCATCTCCACCTATTTGTGATCTTAATTTTGCTAAATCTTCTTTTGGATCGGTAGGATCCATTGCAAACAGTTTGTGTTGTAGTGCATTGTAGTCCATTACTTTTTCCTTTTCTTTTTGCCAGCGCAATGTGCCTTTTGTGAGAAGCCTTTTGGATTAGAGCAGTTAATACTTTTCTTGTATTTTGCGCTCCATTTTTCCAATATGACTTCTTTTATTTTCATTACATCTTTACACAGTTATCTACAGTCTTGCCGTCTTTTTTCTTAGTGCCCATACGCTTGTAACCTTTCCAGCATACTTTGCCGTCAACGCCTTTTTGCTTTTCTTCAGGTAATGTTTTATAACTTGGGTTACCACAGTCTGGACATACACCAATTGATTCTGTAATTTCCTTCATTTTCATAGCCAATGTTCCTTTATATGAATTTAATTCGCTATCACTTAACATACGCAAGTGTTTTTTTGGTTTTACTGATTCAGGTAATTTAGGAGCAGTCTCCATATTCATTTCATAGTCTAAACTATGAAATACACTACTCATATAATCAGCAGCTTTGGTAATTTTTGCTTGTTGCCATCCTTCGATACCATCAGCTTCGCTTACATTTTTCATCATTTCGTGAAGTTTGATTGCATATTTTGCTATTTTATACAAATCACTACGTGCCATTTGTACTTCGTGATCACGCTCCGCCATATCAGCCAAGTCTGCTAAACCTTCATTGATTGATTCTTTGCGTTCATAACAGTTACATTCTTTGCAACTTGTATCACAGGTACATTCGGTGATTGGAGAACCACAGCACTCTTTAGGGCACATTTCTACGCCATCTTTTTTCCAATATTTTCCCATTATAATGCTCCAAATAGTATACTATACTATTTATCTTTAGAGCGTTTGGTTGGCTTCTTATTTCTCTTAGGACCTGTGCGACTTTGCATATCACCTAAGGGCATAGCTACTGCGGCTACACCACCGGCACTAGTTGTTTCTTCTACATTTTCTTTTGCAGTCTTTGCAGCATCTTTCCAATCTTGATCAGTTGGTGCTCCTTTTGCCCCTTTCTTACGAGGCTTTTTGCCGGATTTTTTGTTTTTGTTTACATAGTAATATAGACCCTTAGACTTTTCTTCTATGTGATCATTAAGTCCGCCGTCTTTGTGGTCTTTCTTAATTTGAGCTGTAGCATCGGCAACTTTTTTACCATACATAACTATTTTTTTAACAACATCAACTGGTAAGTCTGTTCTGTCTGCTACATCTTTTAAACTTGTTGGAGCAAAAGATCTTCCAACATTAGTAAGTTCATTTCCAATCTTAGCCATTGTGTTTGCAAGTGCATCATCTTTAACTTGCTCTGCCTGTACTCCAAGTACACGACCTATATTAGCGAGCATACGCTGTTGTGGAGATAGTTCATAATCTGCTTCATTTAAAAATTCATTTAGTTTCATATTTTATTCCTTTTTGCCCATTCTTGCCAATACTTGTTTCTATCATCTGTACTTGTTTTATTAGCTTCGTGTTCTTTGTATTTATCTATATAATGTGCATATCCATCTGGATCTAATTTTTTCCATTCCTTAACTTCGTATTCTCTCCATTTTTTGCTATACCCATCTGGATATTCTTCAGCCCAATCAATTCCTTTTTGCTTTGTCACTTTTTACGACCGCTTTTCATATTAGCGCACCAGTGGTACATTTTAGCCTTTTCACCACTACTATTTTTAGCTCTTTTACGTAAATCAGTTACTGATCCATTACAACTAGCACCTGAACGTTTTACACGCCCTGGTCTGCTTTTGCCTTTTACTTTGCCATCAGCAAAGTTTTCTTGCATAGCATTTTTTATAGCTTTTGCAGTTCTTTCGAATTTATGATCCTTATATTTAAATCCAATACCGCCTGCTTCCTCCCAAGCATTGATATTTACACCATAATCGTCTATTAAAATGTTTGGAGTTCCATCTAAATTTTTTGCATAATTTTGTTTGTTATGTGTTATGTATACATTTTTTGGAGGGAAGAAATCTAAGTTTCTTTTTATCCATTCACGTTTATGAGGTTCTGATCTTGGGTCGTCTGCTAAAGGACTACTACAAATGTTGTAACTTCCTTTTACTTTCTTTATCAAATATAAAAGTGTTGTTGCCTGCGGTAACAATGGAAGGTTTAGCCAAAATTCATCAGTATCTCTAATTTTTTGTAATGCATCATCTATATCGTGTTTTTTATTAATTTGAGAAAAATGGTTTACTTGCATTATTTTTGCCCATTCTCCAAAAAAATCTGCTAGTACACCATCCATAT